CAAAACATCTGTGCTATTTACTTTGATATTATAACTATTAGATAACTCAAGTATAGTTTTTGCTATCTTTCTTGGCATATTTGTTAATGGTGCAGCGCCTAACGATTGTCTTAAAACTCCATCAACAGGCATAGTATTTATCTCAACAGTATAATCAAGACCAATATCTATAGCTGATGTTGGGCTATCTAAAACTACAACGCCTCCGCTTGTAACAGTTCCATCGCCAAAGTAATTGATGCTTCCACCCTCTGTTGAGCCAGATGTTCCGTGTACCGTTAATCCTCTCATATCTGGAGTAGCATTTAATCCTGACCATGTTTTAGAAGTAGTAAAGGTAAGAGCCACATCATTAGATGTGCTGACCGCAGCATTAAGAGTTAGACTATATTCACCAGAGTTTGATGTCGCTGATGATGCATTTATAGTATATACTGTTGCATTACCAGCAAAAGTAAATTTTTCTCCTACTGAGGGAGCATTAGTAAATCCATCAACAATTACACCGGTGGAGCTACTCGTTGTTCCGTTGGTCAAGGGGGACCCATGTGGTTGGTAGCTCCCAGACAATGTTTTAGTTACGGTCATGTCTGTTGGTATATCGAAAGATGTTGATGCAAACTGTTCTAAGTAATAAACAGTTGCACTATTTATAGTTCTTTTTACAGAAATATAAACAAAACTTGTTGTACACGCTACTGATTCTATAACTCCATCTGTTGACCAAAGGTTCCATCCGTATATTTTTTGATCTCTTTGAGAAGAATATACTGCCATCGTACCATCTGTATTAACTACAAAATAAAATTGTTCTGTTCTATCTGGAATACCATTAATAAATGCTGTATCTGTTGGCGTTCCAATTAAATGATTTGACTCTAAACTAATAGCTCCAGAAGTAAATTCTTCAAAACTTGAGCTATACAAATATTCTCTAACAGTTTTTCCATTAGTTTGTACGTAAATTGTAGCTCCATCAAATATTCTAGGCATTGCTTTTTCTTGTGCGCCTATGGTTGTTTGTCTAATAATTTGAATATCTGCTGGTGTTATTGGTTTTGATACTTGTGGTTTTAAGTAAAACTCAGAAGTATTAGTTAATATTTCTAAAACTTTACCAGATATTAAATGTCTTATTTCGTTTATTTCATTAGAAGCAATTTGTACTTGAACTGAATCAATGTCTTCTCCGCCTCCTACATCAAAATTAAAAAAAGAACCTACTTTGCTACCCTGTATACCATCTGGTAAAGACGTTACTCCTCCAAAAAATAAACGATTTTCGTGAAACGTTACTGCTCTAGGAAAACCATTAACAGCAGAAAACACTTGTTCATCCCAATTTCTAGTGGGTGGATGACCAGATACAGTAACTCGTACACCTCCTCCATCTACTGATTCTGTTGCTGAATCACTACCACCTGTTGTAAATTTATAATGATTATCGTCAATTACAGTAATTGTTCTATCTCCATTAAGATTACTAAAAGCAATTCCAGCCCCATCAACATCATTGATTGATTCTGCTCCAGCAATAGTTATAGAAGCTCCTGTACCAAACCCATGAGCTACATGAGTTACAACTACTACTGCACTACCAGCTGATGTTGCAAATGGATCTTCGTCTAACTCTACTATTGGAACAGATTTTAGTGTTGCTGTAACTGTAGTAGCGTTTGTATAGGCTGTAACAAGCAATTCTGCACCCATATATCGTATTCTGGTACCAACATAGTCTGATGTAAAATAATCAGCAGATGTAGTACATGTAACGTTTGTATCTCCTTTTGTAACGGAGTCAATATCAAGCGTAATTGTATCGCTAGCAAATTTGAAATAAGGCTGATAAACCATCTCTCCATTAACACTCTCATCAAATGTAAATGCAGATTTAGAAAAAGATGTTGCTCCTGTTCTTGTAATCATTGTAGGTGCATGATCTTTGTGAACAATAATCATTGTGTCTGCTTGTTGTGTAAAGTTTAACTCAAATAAATCTGCTGTTCCCCATGCACATGAAGTTATTGTTTGTAATAAAACTCCAGCAGTTGAATATATTTTTAATGCAGTATTTTGAAAGGCAAACAAATATTCTTGATCTCCGCTAAAAATAAAAGATTCAAGTCTTGTAGTTGCTCCTAAGTCTGCACGGTAAAAAGTACCACCTCTTCTTTCAACAGGTCCTTGATTTGTGTGTACTGTGTTTCTAGATTTTTGCAAACCAGATCCATAAGACACTAAGTCTGTTCTAGATATTAACTTAGGATCAAGCTCCCCTTTATTAAAATTGGATTGATGTATTCTATGTGTACCCATTTATGAGCCAACAGTAGCCTTTATTGTTCCTAAAGCTCCTGAGTTCCTCCTAGTTCTAAACTTATCAACATCGAGTCTTCTAGATGTTTGTGCCTGTGAATCTTGAGATTTAGCTATTGCTATTTGTTGTATTGCTCTATTTTGATAGAGATTAGATAAGCTATCATTTCTAGCTATTGCTCCAGCAAATAGTGATGCTAGCTCAAAGACTAGGGCTTGTTTAAAATAGGCTGGAAAATTAGCCTCTGAGGGTTGATATGTATAATCAGCTACTACTACATCGCTTTCAGAAGCATCACAATATAAAAAATCTTCATATCTGTCATATTCAATAACAGAATCACTTACTGTAACTGTATGTATTATTAATGCTCCAGTAGGTACAGCATATTTTGCAGAAAATCTAGCAGTAGGTTCTGAAGCGTTTCTTGATAACTGAGACTGTGTTGAAGAAAATCTCCATCTACATCTGGTCAACATTGTTTCTAGCGTAGTTTCATATAACTGTCCAGCTACTTTTGACTCAGTAGTGTTTTCCGTAAAGGCAGTGATAGTGTTGGCTCCTACTAAAACCAATGCTTTGCTACATATGTCAAATTTACTATCACTCATAATTTTAAGGTGAGAGAGGGGTACTTGGAAACCCCTCTCTCTGAAACATTATGTTCCGTTAGTTGTCGTTACAGTCGCTGCTCCAGTCGCAGATTTAACAATTACAACATCTACCGTTGCAGTTCCACCAGTAGAACCAATACAAATGATAGTGTCGAATTGTTTTAGATCGTCTGTCGAGCTATTAAAATAGCCAGAGCCAACAATTGTACTAATAGCGTCAGTACTTTTGTATAAGAAGAGATTCATATCTCCAGCACCAGCTACTTTTTTTAAGTTTGTTGCATCTAAAGCCATGATATCCTCCTTATTCTGTGATCTGACATTCAATTGCGCCATCGTTGTCAATCATGACAGCTCCAGCACTAAAGTATGACGTAATCAAGTTACTGACCTTTTCAGGTACATAGTTAATTTCTGTTCTTACATCTGAACCAGTTGCCAAACCTACTGCACTTGAGTGGTAAGCATGACAATCTCTAGTGGTACTAGATTTAGACAGTCCTGAGTGGCTGAACCATAAGAAACCTAACCAACGCTTAGCAGTCATACCGCCAGCATATGGTAAGTCTGTTTCACCCACATATTCTGCTCTACTGAATTGATCTATTTGTAGTAAATCAGCCCAGCCTTGAGAAGACACAACGAAGTATCTTTGTCCATCATCTGGAACATCAGCTTCACCAAACGTTTCATACACAGTTAGTGCTTTAGCTAATGTTAAAGCAGCTGATCCATGAACAATGTTTGCTGAGTTAGATCCAGCGTCAAGGACATCAATAATCAATGAGTCCATTTTTCTTCCTAAAGCAGCCGCAGCAGATGTAGCCAACACTTGTCTTTCGTCAATGTTTGTTTTTAGTTGATCTAATGCATCGACATAGTCAGCAGCATAGTAATCAGCTAATGTAACATCTACGTTTGAGTGTGTAACTTCCATTGTGTTGACTTGTCCGTGTCTAGATTTAGTAGACGCGGCACCTTTCCCAACCTTTTGGAATCTTGCTTGGTTGCCTGTAATATTATTTGATTGGCGCACAGTATTACGCAGTTTAGAACCCATCCTTTGGTAAGCCATGTGGACTTCGGCTTCAAACTGCTTAATAAACGCATTAGTAATTTGCGTAGCCATATTAAGCCTCCAGTTTGTTAATTGTTAAACTAACAGTTGTCCACTTCTAGCTTAGATCGGTTGTCCATATTGGACCGATATCCCCTAAAACGGGCTGTATATCTTTAGATACACTACGTATCTTCTTATAAAAATACAATAACTTAACTCCTTTTACAAGTATTTCTCTAGATTCAAAAGTAAAACCTTGCCATTTTAACCATCTTATTGTGTTTTTATTCTCTAAAGGTACTAGATTAGCCACAAACTCATAGTCAGATAAAAAAAATTCTGTCCACTTTTTATTCCTTTTTAAAAAATATGTCCATTGTTTGTTAGTAAAATCGGTAGAAAGGAACCAAACAGCTCCTCTCTTTTCATTCTTTGCTTCTGAAACTACACCAAACATTGCCAATACATTATCTTTTTCAAAGACAGTATAGGTTCTAATTCCCTTTCTACTGTATCTAAATACATTAGTAAGAGCCGTTAATGGATCATGTCCCATGATTGCTAGCTCATATTTATCAGACTGCTTTAACTTAAAAGCTAATTCAAATGCATGAGCTGGAGTACCTTTCTCCACGTAGAGCATTTATAGTTTTCCAGATAATTGTAATCTTTGAAAAGCATCATCTACTTTTTTAACATAGGACAAATCTCTATGTCTTGAATCATAATATCTTTTATCATTCATCATTTCTTTTACATCAGCCATACTTAACTCTCTTTCTGGTTGTGCAACGCTAGCGGATCTTGATATATTCTGCTTAGTTGCCTCCATTAAAGACTCAATAACCTCAACTCCTTTAGCAGACATGCCTAAAGTTCCTTGCAATACTTCAAATTGTTCTGGATTAAGTACTGTACTAGCCCAGTTATTTGCTGCTTCAATCCTTTCTTGTGCATTTTCTCCTAGATTTTCTATTTCTTTTTGAGTATCTGGCATTTGTCCTTGTGCAAAAGCAATATATTGATTAATACCATCTTCAAAATTATCTTGATCTAATCCCATAGAATGACATTTCTCTCTCCACCATCCTGTTAGTGGGTTATCTTCTACCATTTCTTCTGTTAAACCCTCTACTAATGGAGGTAGCTTATAGCCTTTACCATCTTCAGGTAATCCCTCTGCCGCTTCAGCTGTTATCTCAGCAATTAAAGATTCTCTCATTTCATCTTTCTTGCCTGTAGAAAACTTTTCAAGATTATTATAAGACTTAGCTAAATCATCTATATTTGTTTCTCCAGTTTCAGCATTCCAAAATTTTTCTGGTATATGTTCTGGTCTTGCTGAAATATGTGTTGATTGTGTTTCACGTGAAACCTCATCAGTCTGTGTTTGTACAGGCTCTGCTTGTTGTTCTACTGCTTGTTCTTCACTCATTGTTAGTCTCCTTAATTATATTTTGGCTTGCGCCTTTGTTGTGTCTTCTTTGTATTAATCCTACTAAATATCTTTGTCCCTCTAGATGACGTAGGTGTTGGTCTGATATTTCAGGACCAGCTACTGCCTCTAGTGTTAAGGCTTTAAGATGTTTAAGAACTTCAGCACCACCGGGTGTATTGAACAAGGCGTAAAACAAAGCATTTAAGTTCTCCTCATCTTTTGGTTTTCGTTTTATTCCGTCTAAACCAATAAGCATATCGGGCTTTTTCTCTGTCATAGTGTCTCCTATTGAGGAGGTGTCTCCTCTTGGTTTGGTTGTTGGGCTTGTTGCTGTTGCATCATCTGTTGCATTTGCATTGCCGCTTGTTGCATTTCTTCCTTAGAGCGTATTAAACTCTCTGGAATGCCTAGTTTTTTAGCCACAAACTTAGCAACTTCATCCTGTTTTATTAAAATATTAGTAAGTTCTGGACCTACTCTGCCCTGTATCATGCCTAAAAATCTGTCTACTGTAGCTACATCGCTTTGATGTTGTGCTTGTGCTAATGGAGAAGTAGATACAATCTTAACTTCTTTGCCATTAACTTTAGGTAATTTAATTCTTCCTTGTTTTTTTAATATATAAACAATTCTTTCTAACAATGGATTAACTAATTCAGACTGCAATCTACCAAATGCAGATCCTATTTGTCTGGACAAGTCAGCTTGTCTTTCTGCTACTTCAGTAGCTGACATAGGAGTTTTAACATTAGGATTCCCCAACATATCATTGTATAAAGCTTTTTTAATATTTTGTCTCATGTCATTTAAAACTAAGTCAGATACCTGAAAGTTACCAGCTTGTGGGATTGGTGTTAGTCCTTGAGATCCAGCTGCTTTAGGAATAATAGTTCCCGGAATCAAAGCTATGTTGTCTACGTTAACTACACCATCATCTTCTACCTGATACATACCTGATATAGACATCTGTGCATTTTCTAAAATCATTTCAATTGTTAGATTTGCTGTCTTAATTGCTGGTAAAGCATTCATTAATGGTCCACGACCATAAGTTTCTCCAGCACATTTGCTCCATCTATAGACTAAATAAGGGTTAGAACCTCTCCCTTTAAAGGTTTCTTCGTGCAATTTTTCTTCATATTCTTTAGAAATAGCACAGAAATGGTACTCTTCTTCCTTAGTATTGTGGTAGTTTCGGTATACAACTTCTATAATTTCACATTCTTTGTCTGGATTTTTATTCAAATCCATCATCATTTTGTCTCCAAATACAGCATCTGGGTAAGCAACCTGTATTTCTTTCATACGAATAACTCTTCTTCTAAAGACATGGTCTACTCTATCATCGTGTCCAGATGTTAACCAAACTTGAGGCAAAGGTATTGCTCTAAACCTAATAGGGTTAACAGCATCTCCCTCTTCTACTAAGAGGACTCCTGTCCCTAGAGCCATATCTAAAAATGACTCATGCACTTCCTGTGAAAAATTAGAAGCCTGTAATACCTCAAAGACATAATCAGTTACTTGATCTAATATTTCATTTAATTCTTTAGCTTCATCTGGTGGAACGTCAGTTCCCGCTACAAAATCAGCCCATCTTGCATAGTTCGGTACAATACCAGCCTGTAATCTTGAAGCAAACTCTTGTACACCTACGACTGCGGTTTCGTCAAAGATACGATTTGTTCTTCTTCTGCCTTGTGATTCTGTAAAAAAACTTTCTTTTTGTGGTAAAGCGTACTCATAACACTCTTCAAGGATGTCATGCCATTGGTGTTTAATGGTTTTGGCTTGCTCATATCTAGCTAAAAGCCGTCTAACCGGAGAATCCATTTGAGATATAGGTTGTGTATTTTCTATTGGTAATACCAATTTACCCTCCTAAAAGGCTTTTGTTCATTATTGTTTTATCTTTGTAAGCTGTTTGAAACATTCTTGCCGTTCTACTTGTGCTTGGCTGATTAAGATTAGCAACCTTTACTTTGCTTTCTGCTTTTTTACGATTATAGACTTCTGACTTAACAAACGGAAAAGGTTCTGTAGGATTTTTTGTTTCCCAAGATTTTTTTAATTTTCCGCCCATTGTGCCCTCACACATATTTAAGCTCCTAACGTAGTTTTAGACATTAAACCAGCATCAACGTTGAAACCCTCGCCGCCTTTTCTAGAAGAAGCAGACAACAATGATCTACGATTTTTCATGCCATAAGCATTTTGTACAGCAACTTCAAACGCCTCATCTTTTAGTCTAGCTTTTTCATTTAATGCCACTCTCCTTTCCCTTGCACGCTTTTCTTTAGCTTGCTCCTCAATACGAGGATCTGGTTCAGGTGGTGGTGGTGGTGTATAGCCTCCGCCTCCTCCGCACATATCATCTTCTCCTGTCTTCTAAGTGTCTAGTTTTAGTTCCAAACACATCAAAATTTCTTTTTGCTACTACAACTTTGCTAGTTTTTGAGCCAATTGTCAACTTTCTTCCCTCTCCAGCACCCAATAACATGTATTGTAATGCATCGTGTATATGAGAAAATCTATTTTTATTTGGTTTGTCCTCGTATCTTTCTCCCGATACTTGCATTCTTCTGTAGTTATAACCGCCATCAAACCCTTTAATAATATTAATACATTTTGGGTCTATCAATATTCCAGATTCACCATCTACCATACGCGATAATGTAACATTGACGCTCTCTAATCTCAACATAACATCATTGCTTGGCGCTGGTCTTGCAGATATTCCACGCCCTCTAAGTATCTGGAATGGCGTTGATTCATCTGTCTGCGCCCTATGATCTCCAGCTGGATCACCAAATATTACAAAGTTTCTGGGTAAATACTCTGCCATTTTTTGTTTCATAAGGTCTGAGAAACGTAATATACCCATATCTTCTGCTACTAATTCATCTATGATAAGCCATCTACCTCTAACTCTTTGACCAAATACACACGCTGGGGTTAATCCAAAATCAATTCCTACGTATATGGAAGTATCTTTCATAATGGCTACATCAGATTTAGCAACGTGTACATCACGTCTAAACATTTCATACACAGGTTTTCCATCTTCAATCTGTCCTAGTTTGTTTAATACATAGACATCTATCCATGATTTAGTCTTACCTCGAATAATGTTTGAGTAGTAGGCATGAGTTAAATTTTTTCCATTCTCTTTATCTTTGTTATCTTCATATCTATCTAAATGTCCCTCTTTATCTTTAATCTCTAGCATTGCTGGTGGCTGATTATAGAATATCCAATTGTCTGGTTTGACTAACATCTTAGCTTCTTGCTTGGTAATATAATCTGGCATAACCGATTCACCCGCTAGGATTGACCACCAATGATCTGTATCTGGAGGGTTAGTATCAGCAATGACGCCATACCAACTCGGTCCACCATCTCTCATAGAGGGATATCTACCTACTCTCATGGTAGTAGCATCAATAATTGACTTAGGTATTTCTCTTGCTTCGTTGATCCATACGCCTGTTAATTCTAAAGATAACAGTTTTTTCACATCTTCTGGTCTATCAAGGGCTAAAAAGATAACCTCTAAGTCTAATTCGCCTTTCTTGATGTGATGGGTATAGGGAACTGACCAAGCAAACTTTCCCCATTCATCTTCTGGAAACCAGTCTAGCCAAGTTTTAATGGTAGTAGTTTTAAGCTGTGGATTGGTATTACGAATAACAGCCCACCTAGA